CCGGAGGCTGTTGGCTTCAAGAGGTCAGCGTAGTCCACGATAATCATATCGGGGTTGATGCCTTTTTGTTTTAGTTTTTCTAAGTGCGTTGAAATTGTGCGAGTAGAGGCTGATTTGGTTGGGTACTCTTTGATGATGAGTTGCCCAGGGATGTGCTCAATAACCTGTAGGATAGAGTCTTTCATGGTCATCAAGTGTTTCAAGTCAATCCCTGTGATACAAGAATCGTAGCGTTGACCAACAACTGTGTCTGCTAATTCTAATGTATAGTGAACTACCGTCTTGCCTTTGACCACCGCCATCGCACCCAGGTGAGCAAGGGCCATAGACTTGCCCGCACCCGTTGGAGCAACCACCACACCAAGCTCTCTCTTGCCGAGACCGCCCTTGGTAATCATATCAATCTCGTCCCAGTGGGTAGAGACGGGGTTACGCATCTTCAACTCAAACCGGTCAAGCACATCTTTGTGCCAGTCGTGACCGTGGTCGTTGTCGGCACCAAGGTTCATCGCATCATTGATGACCTTTTGGATTTGGTCAAAGCTTTGGGACTGGAGAAGGTCAACCGACTTGAGGATGGCTTCTTTTAATTTCTGCTTCTTGCAAAAGTCTAGGGATTTTTCCTTGACATATTCATCGTCGTCATCTCCGATGGCATGGCTCTTGATGCGAGCCATGAACTCGATGACTTGTTTAATAATACTATCTGAGTAATCTTCAGTCTGTGTCCGCACTACCGAAACCATTGCTTCATAGGTTGGGTGCGGATAATCCTGTTTGTGCTGGAACATCAGGTCTACGAAAACTTGAAGATACTTTAACTCTAGATAGCTGGTATCCAAGACCTCTTCCATCTGATTCGCAAAGTTGCGGTCAAAGAGAATGGTCTTTACTAGTTTTTCTTGGAAGGACTTTCCGAACTTGCTGAATGTTTCATGTTGGTGTTCGGGCATGTGTGCTCCTGGTTCCTTCTTACTATACCTCATTTGACGAAAATGTGAAGGTCCCGGATCACTTATTTTGCGTGAGACCGGAGCATCAACATAAGCTCGTCAATATTAAGTGTACCAATACCGTCCTTAAGGAGCATTGTCCTAATTTTGGTGCGACTGAGATTGACCCCGTCATTTTCAATCGCGTACTTCAGTTTGCGGACTCCTTGGGCGGATATGGTGCTTGTATATAGTTGCATAATTTCATAATTTGAGGCGATAATTTCTTGGTTTTCTAAAACTTTTTGAAATGCCTTAACTTTATTTTTATTATTTTTTGCGTGCGTTAAAATGTCTTGCAGTCCATAGTCTTTGTTTTCCGAAAGGAAGGAAAATCTTTTAGAAACTGTGGCTAGCCCTAATCCCTTTACCCCTTCCAGATTATCGGACTTGTCGCCCACGATGGCACGAGCCCACGCAAAGTTGCGAGGGTGAATGGCATAGTCCTCTATCACTTTGTTCTTGTTGAGAACTTCCTCGTTCTTGCCAGGCCGAATAAGGACTGTCTTGTCGTCGCATAGCTGAATAAAATCTTTGTCAGAAGATATGATTAGCTTTTGCCAGTCCGTAAACTCGTTGCAGTGACACAACCATGCAATCACATCATCGGCTTCTACATTTTCTACAGCGAGTTGAAGGACTGGGAGGTTTTCTAGGTACTCGGTTAGTCTAATGACCTGTTCGTATTTATTCTCCCGCTCTTCTTCGGGGGTGGCGAACTCGTACTCTCGGTTGAGCTTGGGGGCTTTGCGTCCCACCTTATAGTTTTTATTTTTTTCCCTGCGGGCTTGGGAGCCGCCGGGACCTTCCCATGCCACAACCACTCGGTCGGGCTTGGCCCTGCGTATCTCCTTTTGAAGGGACCGAAGGAAACCAGTCAGCCCTCCGATGGGGTTGCCGTTGGCATCCAGTTGAGGGGACATAACATAATTGCGGATGAACATATTCTGTCCATCAATAATAAGCAATCTTTTCATGGGGGGTCTCCGGTAAGAGTTTACTTCTTACCTATTCTACATTCATCTTCTAAAATGTCAAGAACTCTTTCTTTGAATTTCTTATCCTCTAGAAGCTTTGAAAAGTCCTTACTTTGGAACTTTTTATCTTCCCCGTCAATACTGATTGTATACCAAGCACCGCTGCGAATACAGCCAGGCGTACCAGCGATTGCTGTAAGCCAGGAACCCTCATCATCAATTCCAACTCGGTCGTTAGCAAGGTCGAATAGTACATCAAACTGACAACTCCTTGGTGATGGTCCGAAGCGAGACTTCATCGTCTTGGCACTGGTGTGGAAACCGATGACCTGCTTCTTCTCGTTAATAATTTGTCCGTTGGACTTTCCCTTGTGCTGGGTCAGCCAGATGCGGGTGGAGGCGTGGTAGGGCAGAGCCTTGCCACCTGGCTCAACTCGGTTGTCTCCGAACATCACGCCGATGTTAGTCTTCAACTGGTTAGTGAACACCATAGCGATCTGCTCTTTGCCGAGCGTCTCCGTTACTTTCCGCATACCTTTGGCTAATGCCTTGGCTGTCAGACCGATACGGCTGTTGGGGTCGTAGTCCCCTTCCACCTCGGCTTTGACCGGAGTGCCGGCAACGCTGTCCCACACAATACAGACAAGTTTATCGGGAGCCTTTTCTCGCAGGCGACCAATCAGTCGCTCTATCGTCTCAAAGACTTCCTCAATCGTGCCGGGCTGTACATACAAGAAGTTGTTCTTGGTGTCAAGTCCTAACTGTTCCATAAAATCTGGAGAGGCGGCGTTCTCTGTATCAATATATACAGCGATGCCTCCCATTTTTTGTGTGTTCGCTAGAATCTGAGTGACAACAAGGCTCTTGCCGCTGGCCGATTCGCCAGCAATCGTGGTGAGTTTGCCGACAGGGATGCCCCCGTCTCGGCGGTTAGAAATAATATAATCAAGAAGAGTCGAACCTGTTGAAATCCAAGTCTTCACGTCTGTCGGGTTGTCCCCGTGCAAATCATATGCAATATTTTCTTTGGCTGCCTTGTTTAATTCGCTACGCAAATCATTTACAAGGGTGTTTCCAGCTTTGTTTGCCATTTTATCTCCATAAATGGAGAGGCACCTGTTACCCCGTGCCTCCCTGCGGGTTTGGCGGTCAACTACGCCAATAGGTCGTCGAACGCTGACTCGATATCTGAAACACCTTCCATACTAATATTGCTATTAGTCGTGGTAGTGGTGTTTGTGTTGTCGTAGCGAGTGGTTTCCGAATCCGTGGTGGTTTCGGTATCGCCCAAGGTGTCGTTGAGAACCTTCTCGCAATCCTCGTAAGAGGTGACTTCGAAAATATCTTCCGCAAGCTTGATGCTCTCCAGAAGAGTGTTGACTTCTTCTTCGGTCTTGGCAAGCTTGCTGGTGCGACGCATCGGGCGGACGTCCGTGGTTGGGAACTGCTGACCAGACTTCTTGCCATAGTCAATACGCAGGTCCGTTCCCTTTTCGGTATCGGTGATGTCTCCGTACTCGGTGTCAAGAACTACATCAAGTAGTGCTTGGTAGGTGGTGCGGGAAAAGCCCCACCAGCGAACACCCTTGTCCTCTTCGCCACGAACGACGATGGGAGCAAAGATTCGCATCTTAGGCCAAAAGCGTTTGGCGGCTTCCTTGGAGCCATCAGTGCCTTCGTTCCAAAGGCGGGTTCCCCACTCTGCGATGGGGTCAGCATCACCGTTAGTGCGTGGGCTGAGGACGGTGGTCTTACCTTCGGCACCCATGCCGTAGTGATAATATGCCTCAAAGAAAGGGTCGCCGTTTGGAGGACAGACCAAACGAATTTGATGTGTGCCCTCATCTGGCTTCCAAAAGTTGTCCGAAGAGTCTCCGCCTCGGTTCGTAAGAGCAGCGTGCTTCGCTCTCATCTTGCTCAAGTCAATACCCATTGTATTTCTCCTTTACTGGTTAGTTGACCGTGAATCTACTATACCACACGAGGAGAGGGTGTAAAGCTAATTTTCTTCAGGAGGGTCTTCTATTTTGAAAATCTTAAGAACTTCAACAGGATGGACATGAAGTTTTTTACCGGCAGTAAGGAGGAGAGAATTCTCATACTGCTGCCAGTCAAGTTTGAGGTGACGCCCAGATTGTCCGTCGTGCTGTTTTGCTAAAGCTAGATTAAGAGCGTTGATGGTATAAAGTGTATTGGTCTGTTTTTTGCGGTGAACTCGCATAGTATAAAGCCGGGGATTAAAGCTTTGTCCACGCTCCGTCAAGGCGTTATAAGTAAGAATTTTCTTCGAAGAGTCTTCTTTGTTAACCAGAAGAAAAATAAATTTATTAGTCAGGTTTAAGTTTTCCACTATAAACTCTACTTCGCGGAGAATTTCTTCATCGTTAGAAGCACTTAAGAATGACGCCAACAAAAACCCATTATTTTTCTTGCCCATGTTAATACTCCACACCTCCCTAAGGCATCCATGATATGACTGCCGGGTACACAGATAAATAGTAGCCTAAATAATTATAGTTATGAGGATAATTGCTGAATGTGTGAGGATTTATGTACGCACAATACGAGGGTCTCCTCGAAAGTGGTTGAATATACCGAAAACCCCGTAGTTGTGTGGTCCTTTTTAAACCCTTTCACATGCTGTTTTATATTCTTCATCAGTGTGGGGTCCGAGATCAAATCAGCCTCTGGGATTCCGTAATAGAAGTGTAAATGGCGGGTCTGTGAAAGCGGGAATAAACTTCTCAGTGTTGGCTGTTCTTCCAGAGAAGAAAACCCTAGTGTTCCAATGCGGCAACCGGCGGGGACCGCTGCGTTACTAGAAACTACCGGGTCGATGTGATTAAAATAATTTACGGTGGTCATCATGTATGCAATAAAATGAGCAATTTTTTGCTCATACTCCGCTATAGAAACGTCGCCGATCATCTCCTCCACCGCTGGCGTATCCACTAAATAGATGTGCTCGAACAGTCCGCTGCGAGCATACTCCTGTAGCACATTGAAAATTATTTTATTATCGCGTGATTGAAGAGGGGACAACAGGAGCGGATCGGGAGAAATATATAAAACAGTAATACGGGCATCTTTTACTATCTCCAATACAGACAGAGAGGCCCCCGAAATAGGCTCTGACCCCGCTACAACAAAAAGAACCTCGTCCCCTGTTTTAATTCCTCGTAAATAGGCTTCCACTTCGCCGAAGTCAGGCTCCTTTTCATAGTCGGAAGTGGTAACATAGGTGCCAAGAGAGCAGGTACCGCGTTCTTCTAGCTTATCGTCGATGCGGTAAACCCGATACTCTGGGTATTTTAGAAACTCGTCGGCCACACGGCATCCCACTTTTCCTAGTCCTATTATCTTGTCCATATCTCATACTCCTTCTTTTCTAGTCCCCCAAGAGTTAAGCCGACTTTGGTGTTTACTGGGTAATGTCCGTAATTGGTGGACCCCATCAGGTAAATAAGTGCAGGCAGAAGACCCACATCTTCATGCTTCATGTCCAAGACCACAGCATCGTGGATAATAAACGCTAAATGAGAGCCGGTGCCTTTCGAGCGAAGAAGATGATCTAACTTAAGAGCCTGCTTGATTGCCAGTTCGGCGGACGTGGACTGAATAAGGTAATTCAGGGCGTGATGTCGGCTTACATCTTTTATCTTCTTTCCGTAGGGAGTTGTAATGGTGCCCTCGTGCCAATATGTTTCTAAAAGTTGATCCTTCTTGTAAAATAGTTCCAAACTTTTATTTTCCCGGAGGGATGTAGCAGAGGCGGATCCGTACAGCCATGCAAAAAAAGCCACTTTAGCCTCGGCACGAGTGGAGAGAGTGGTAAAGATATTCTCCAAGTGAAATTCATGAACATCACTCTCGGGTTGCGGGCTATTTAAAAGCCCGAGCAGTGTGCGTACTTCAGCCCCATTGAAATCAAGTTCCACAAAGAAGTCGTTTTGAGGACTCACGACGCCTCTCAAATCTTTGCTTAAAGTGAGAATGGGAAAGCATCCCTTTTTGGTAGTAAGGCGTCCCGTCTTGGTTCCAAACTGGTTATATTCTACACAAGGCTTGCAAGAAAGTAACGCTCGGGCGTAGCCCCCTAACTTAGGGTGTCCAAGATAAGACTTTACCTTGCGGTAATCGATAGCAACTGGGCGGGCTGCAATATCCCCCAGCATCATTGCAGTGTGCTGATAAAAGTTATACCGGCGGGGTTTTTCCACCTTGTCAAGAACATATTGAGTGATCTTGTTTTTTATTTCACAAAACTCTACCAAGAAACGTTGCGGCACCAAATCAAAAAAGCAGTTCTGCAACATATCCACCTGGGCGATCGATAATGACCTCTTAAATGCCGTTAGCTTTTTGCTAATATCTTCCCAATCGTCTTGTAAATACTCGGGTAATACCGGGGAAAGAGGAGAACCCTCCAAGTATAGGGACGCATATTCTATATTTTTATCTCGTAGGTACGGGGCATATTTCCATGTGAATCCCAAATCCGCAGGAAAAGCCTCCGCATCAAAAAGAAGCTGATTTTGGTAATAAATGCCCACGCAATCATCTTTATCATCCAGGGTCTGAAACAACATTTCTTTCTCTTTAGTGACTATTGTTATTGGAAGGGTCCAATTATCGTCTCTTGTATGTGAGCCAAGGCAGACTCATATGCTTCCAACGTAGTGATCGGCGAACCTTCTCTTCTCGGGGCGTCGCTTATGGCGAAGGCCTCTTCTAAGTCTGCCATCCGTTGTTGGTCATCCTTTATAACACCTCTTTCGATGGTTCGTAAAGCATAAAAGCTGCGAAGGGACCAACGCTCTTGAAAAGATCCTGTAACCAAATCAAATGCATCTGGAGAAGAAGGGAGCCTTTTCAGTATCCTTGTCTCCATTCTGCACTTCTCCCACAGACGACGGTCAGAAACAATAGGAGCCGTAGTGACCAAAGCATTATACATGGCTTTTAAATATGCCCCCACATATTCCATATCAGTGACCCACGTTTCGTTATAGTATGCCTGAAAGACTTGATTAGAAGTGTGGGATTGGGAAGATCCTATGGGGACTACAGATTGTAGAGCGGCATAGCCTGGCGTAATACGCCTATTTGGATGTTCACCTAAGAAAACATTAACATGACGGCGAACGCTTTCCAGTCCCGGAATCTTCGAGTACCCAAAGGCATCAATTGGTGGACGCGGGGACTTCTCTAGAAGCTTTTCACACTCTCCCAGGCTGTTGATAGAGTTTTGTTCAAACCCTACAATGTCAACACCCTTCATATATTCCTTCATTGCCGGACTTCCTAGGTCTGCCACTAGCCTAAAGGGGATATTGCGATCTATCAGAAAACCATACTGGGCTGCCAAATGGGCGACATAAATAAAGTTCCCGTCAAGATATTTTTGAATTTTATTCAAGTCATCGTCATAGGGATCGGAGGCTATTTCGATAACCAGTCCCGAGATCAACGGAGTAGTATAGGAACTTTCTATAAAGCCAGAACGCGTCAAGGGTCCTGCGTCGGATATCACCTCGGACATATACTCTGAAAAGACCTCTAAGAAAGAATTAAGATTTAGTATCCTTTTGTTGCGGAGCGGTACTTCTCCTACATATATTTTCCGAAATGAGTCGTAAACTTGGTTTCGCATATATTCGTTATACTTATCATCCACACCTACCCAAGCTCGGTGAGCCACCATGTCTGCCCATGGGCTGTTACGATACATCCGGTCGGAAGATACCTCGTTTTGTACTCGCTCCACAAAATCTCGCCACGCATCGGCGACGAAGGCTAAAGCATATAAACTAGTGCCCTCTCGGGTGTAACGAAGAGGCTTAACATATGCGGCATCCAACGACACTGCGTTCCCCAAAGTGTTTATTTTCCCGTAGGCGGCGTCGGTTCCCCAAGTCTCAATATAGTTCGGAATTAGATCAGGCTTAAAAATAGTATCATACTTGAGCCGCTGGCGATAGACTGGTTCTGTAGAAAGACGATTACTTCCATAGCTATATAAACTAGGACTTTCGGCAGGAGTTCTTTTTCGCTGGGTGGCCATCCTATCCTCCTGTCCTTGACCGCTCAAAAATACACTCCACCGTAGTAGCGAAGCTGCCGGGCTCTATCTTGTTTGTGGACTTGAAGACCCTATAGTAGCCGCCGAGTTTCAAAGTGTCGGCGACTCGTTGGCCGACGCCCATTTCGGCGTTGATGTACACCATGCTGCCGTTGCGAAAAAAGGTATTCCCAACCATGCTGACTTGCACATCTTGGGGTAATATTAGAATCCCAGCTTTTGTCCCCTGGTTGTTGCTTTCAATATTCATTGCCCGTAACTGGGGCATGGCTTTTTCTGTAAACGAAAACTCTTTGGCTAGCCCTCGGTCGGCTCCTACGAACAAGTGATAAATACCGTCTTCACGATCCTCTGTAATATTTCCGTTCCTATCAGGATTAAGCTGTCTCACATAAACAAAGTAATAGTCGTCTGTGCTTCTCCCCCCAGTCGGCAATTTAGTCACCTCTTGAAAATTCTTAGCATCTGTGTCGCTGATAGAGTTTTGTGGAAAACTCAACTTCTTGCTGCGAAGACATGTGAAGGTTGTGTAATCTATAGAAATATTGGTCCGCGTGTCCACGCACACATAATTACACAACGGCAGCAACAACCGATTAATGAAGTCATCAAGAAACCTCCGGAAAGAGTAGCTCGGCTTTTCCCTGCTCACGACATTATCTACGAACCACTGTCCAAAATAATCGATTGAAATAGGGATATCTCCAATGGACAAATAATCATTGGGCCCGAAATTGGGAATGCCGGACTGAGCCGGAGCAAACGTTCCCAGAGCAAGCTTAAAATCGGGTCGGAGTCCTGCACACTCCATTGCTGCCTCGATAACGTCAGCGGCTCGTACATAGAAAGCGTTAAATTTAATACTTCTATCGTGGGTCGTCGGAATAAACCCGAAGGCGTTCTCATACCATGCCTCATCATATGGGTTAGTGGGATCAAGAGCGTTTTTCTTTGCTGCTTCATCAGCCTTTGTGGATATTCTTTTATCTTTAGTGGCTATCTTGAGTTTGTCTTGTTGGGCGGTCACTTGACCGCCGCCGGCTTTACCGTATCTTTCTATTTTTAACTTGCTGGAGATGACGCGTTGGGGAAATTCCGGGTTTGGCTGATCCACTAGGTGCTCCCAGACAAACTTCGCTACAAAAAGCCTGTTTTCGGACACTAAAGTATCCATGAAAGAGGAATATTTTTGGGTCCGGATCGCCGCCTGAACATCCTTGTGTACATCATAAGCCTCTTCTAGGAAAGCTTTTAACTTGGCAGCTTCGCTGTCACCCCGGCTGGCAACTTGAGAAGGGGCATGTGTAGGGTCACTCTGGTTCGATTTATTATTCTTCATCTCACGAAGCTCTATCTCCCCTTCTAGCCACTCTATTTCGGCCAATACCCCATCCGCTGCACATTCAAAGGCGGCCTCCTCAAAGTCCCACATACTGGTTTTGCCGAAGACACAATTTTCCGGACGGTGCCGGATGCAGTTGTAAATATACCCATTTGGGACAACCTTCTGTTGGCGGCTTTTACTAAACCATCCTGAGTTTAAAGGGATGAGATGCCTCTGAGTTTGCAAATCAGGCTTCTGGTTTCGTCCAGCTAATACATCCGCCTGAGGACTTACTAGATAACTATCAATACTGGCTATATAATCTAAATTTACTTCAACACTTCCATTTTGGTTAAAGCTGAGATTATATTTAGTCAGGTTCAAGATTAAGGTGCGATTAGTGGATTCTATAGCTTTTTTAAACTCGGGGGTTATTTCCGCAGGAAGACTCCTGGGGTTGCCATCGGGAACTTCCCAACCCACCTCGCACTTAAGCTGGAGGTAGTTCCTTTCAGTAGTTGCCTTTTTTAGTTCTAGAGTCGTGGGGTCACCAAGTCTAGCAAACTCCTGTAATTTCTCCAGGCGGGCCAGTTGCTCTAATTCCGCAGCCGCAAAGTCTTCGGCTGTTCGTCCGTGTCGAGCTTTTAAATTTCGTGTCCCATTGGCAAACATAAACCGCAAATAATATTCATTAACCATCTCTGCTAGAGAGCCATAATATAAAACCAAGTTAGCCTTTACAATTTTATCACCCTCGTGCTTGTTGTCGAAGGCCCACTCAAAGCTCTTAATCCCAACATTGAACCCACGCTGACTAGCAGGGCTAAACTTGGCGTCGCTTCCGAGACGGAAGTCCCTAAGACTTACCATTTGCTCGCCCAAGACATGGTCACTAAAATAAATTGGCTCGTCGTCCCTTTGGTCGCCAGTAAACCAAAATTTTAATTTGGGCTGGAGTGTGGAGAGGGCTGCGGGGGATGCCAGCATAAAGTCCTCTAAATCTGAATCATTTATGATGGAGGTTATAGTTTCAGGATTACCCGTAAAATTATATATTCGTTTGGTAGGAATTTTATCAAGCCCCGTTCTTCCCACCAAGGTTCGAAGCCCGCCCAACAGAAGGCACTGTACATCTTCTCGTTGGGGGTCCTGCTTCCCCCGTTTATGAAAAGGCTTGCCGCTCTGAGCCTTGAATTTGGGATCTCCATTGACTGACATGCTGTTCCTTCCTTCTAGTCCTTCTCGAAATAAGACAATACCAACTCCAGCGGGCCGGGTATTTTTACCTTTTGTCCGACGATAAAATCCGATTCCAGTGGTAATCGATTATACCACGCAATTACCCACCAGTATTGGGGGCTCCCATAATAATCGTTAGCCAACTTATAAAGTCGGGAATTAGACTTCCAGATTTCCGTGGATATAGACAGTCCTCGCTGTTGCGACGGCACAGGATAGCCCATAACCGCCGTAGTAAACTGAGGGAGTTGGTTTACATCCCTATCCTTGAAGAAAACTTTACGATATTCTTCATTATTGTTAATAAATATTTGTCTGTTGCCGTATCGTGAATATGCCATGTGTTTCTCCTTCGGTTCTTACCCTTCTCAGTCTAAATCATTAGCTTCATTTTGAATTCTCTCTGCCTCTTCACGGTTTCGAAGCTCGTCTTCACGGGGAGTGCCGGTGACTTCTTCGTCGCCGTAGTCGTCCGGATCGCCTCCGGCGAGACGTTGCCTTTCCCAGTCGTGGCCGCTTTGTTGCTTCAACTCGTCTAGCGACTGCTGCCCAGACTTTCCCGCCGCCTCTATCACTTGGTGCCCCACTTCCGTAATATTAGAGGTGGTGCCAAGTTTTTCTAGGGTGCTGGTCGGCATTTCGTAAGGAAATCCTTTTTTCGCACCCTGAAAAACAAAGACATTCCCTGCTGTGCTCTTTACGAACCCTAATGCATGTTCATGGAGAACGGTTAATTCAAAATTCAGCCTAAATGTTTTTGGGAGATATTCTGGGCCCTTGGTACCTAGGACGCCGCTGCCTGCATCTGAATATACTCCGTCCTCGACGATTGGCTGGGTGGTGATTCCCCTTAGGTACCCCATGAGAGGTCCACCCGTCGCAGAATTATAAATAAGATTCCCAAACTTCACCCGCACCAACGGGCCCATATTCATTACACTGGGGACCTCGCTGCTCCCCCGTTTATAAAGGGGGTAAAGGAATTTTAGAAGGCGGTTTACTTTGTTTATGTTTACTACAGCCTGTTCTGGGGATGACGAAGGTACCTTCCATGCTACCGATATGGCTCGCCTGGTGGACTGGAATGTAGCAATAGGATCCATACGCCCAAACACGGTTTCGTCATTCCATTCGCTGGTATATGCATCTGAATAATCTTCCATGAAGGCTGAAAACTCTACTGTATACCCTGTCGGAACATGCTCTACGGTCAACACAAGTCCAGAATTATATAAGTTCTGCTCACCAGGCAAACCGTATTTCATTTTTTCTTTAGGTGCGGCCACTTTGTCCTCCTGAGTAATGCTGGCTAATCCTGGATGCTGGTTGTTCCATCCGGGAGAATCTTCAGTATATATTGTCCAAGCTTAACTTCTTCGGATTTAGATCGCCCTATCACCAAAGTAACCGGCAAAAGTTGCACTGGCTTACCGCTCCCTGGAGCACTCTGTCTTTGTGGGTCCGCTTGTGACACTTCATTGATCCTGGGTGGGGCTGTAGGAATTCTGCTGAAGCCTGTACCAACAGGGCTATTTATTGGTGCGGCAAGTGGCACTAAAGTGCGTGGCTCGATGCCTGCTGTTTCTGCTTTTTCTATCAGCGTCGTCATGGAGGTGCTCACCTTTTCAAAAGACCTAGCGTTGTCGGGAGTCAACTGAGTAGTGGCCTGTACCATGTCTGCCATGGATCCCAGAGCGATGGAGGTGTTAAGCATATGAGTAGCACCCCCCTCAAAGGCAAAAGCCTTGGCAAAGTTCGTAATCGTTGCAGTACCCTCTTTGGCTGTAGCAAGGAATTTTTGTAGGTTTTCAGTCGCCGTCTCAAATGCATCTTTTTTGCGGGGGGTCAACAAATCGCTGAGACCACTGATGACAGGCTGGATCGTGCCGGCAACATAATCAAACCACAGACTCAGAAGAGCTAAAGATCCGGCTAGCCCCACCACCGTCAACGCTAACAGCCCAAACGCAGCGACGCCTGTGAACGATGCTGCGGCGGCTATCTTAAGACCCCAGGCAAACGCTAAAGCCGTCACGGGGAAGGCAAGCATCGCCAGTCCCAATGTTACAAAAGCTGCGGTTCCGTCCCCCGCTGCCGCCACAAATCCTGTAAAGGAGTCTACAAGTACTGAAAGTCCTTGGGCAGCCAACCATATGCCTGCCCCCATGGCGACTGCGGCCAAGGCTACAGCGGCGATTGCCCAGCCAGTAGCCGCAGAAACCGCTCCCATCATCCCTACGCCGATGGAAGCCATCATCATAGCGGCACCAAAAGCGGCAACGCCTGCTGCCGCCGGCCACGCATTCTCCCCTATTTCTCCAAAAGCCAGGACAAACTCTTTAAGAGCCCATACGAGAGCCGCAGCCGCTGTTAGCACCCCCATAAGAATGAGTAATCCTTTGGCTCCCGCTAAGGCTCCTTTGCCTACGAGTGTTAGAGCCGGGCCGACAGGCGTCACACCTGCGGCTGCTAGCGGACCCTTGACAGCCAAGCCAGCCAAACCAGCAGTCACAAAGGTGAACACTCTCCCAATGCCTGTGAGGATGGTTCCAATTATTACCAGCTTCTTAAGCTGCATCAGCGATCTGACTACGGCTGTGACAGCGATGGCGACCCCCAACAGAGTCTTCATCCAGTCCGGCATGATATGTAGCAATGTAACAACGAAGTCAATGGTCCACAGAAATGCGTCCAATAACGGCTTCATCGCTAAGGCAAGCTGTTGGAAAGCTGTTTGAAGCTTTTGGGTAATCGAGGTTAACTTCGCCGCTCTTTCAGAAATTTCTTTTTGTTCTTTTTGGTATGCCCGCAAAGCGACGGGATCGCCAAACAACTTCTTGGCGAAGTCTTCATCAACTCCCAGGACCTCGGCAATTGCCTGGCGTTGACGACGGTTCATGTCGTCAAAATTCTTTCCTCTCATCTTGAACTCGTCTGTGAGTATCCTTAAGCGGTCGCCATGTTCGGCGTTCATCATTTGCACAGAGTTCAACTGGAGTCCTATCTGGGCGTTTAATTTTCCTGCGAGGTCAGCGGCAGATTCAAATGTATCAAAAGCTTCAGTTATATCAAATGCCTGCTGGGTAGTGATGCCGAGCTTTCTTGCTTCCTTCATTAAATCAACAAATACTGCTTCACCTTGCACTCCGAAGCGAGCCATCTTGGGACCAATCGCAGTGAAATCACTTATGATTTGCTGAGTCGGGAGTCCAATTTTTTGTCCCAATTCATCAAATCGCATGGTAGCCGCGATGGCCCCTTCGGCACTCATGCCCATTCCACGAGTTAAAAGTTCTTGTGTTTTAGCGAAGGCTTCACCGGATACCCCGAGGCGTTCGAACTGAACCGTTAAATCTTCAAGGTCTTCCTGAGTAGACTTACTCAAAGTGGCAAACAATGTAAACCCAGTCAACAGATCGCTGATGGCTTTACTGGATTCTTGGAGGGAAATAGCCATGCCGGCGTTGCGAGATGCAGTGTCGGTAATATCGGCTTTGAACGTCTCAACGTAGCCTGTAAGTCTGCCCAATTGAATTTGGGCTTCATCGAGTTGAAGAGCCAGCCCGTAAAAAGCTCCTGCCAGTCCCTTAACAGTTGTAAGAGATTTTACATTAAGTCCTGTGAGTTTCTCGGTAAGACTGTTGAGGTCTTCAAGTTGCTTCTTTTGCTCTTCTCGGGCTTTTTTCTGCTCTTCGATCCATCTAGCATGTTTTTCTCGGGCGGCATGTAAAGCCCTTATGCGGTTGAACTCTTCCTGAGTGATGCGTCCTTCAGTGATTGCCGTGAGGAGGAGTTCGTCGTTAAGCTTCTTTTGTGCTATAATTCGCTCTGCGATCCGCTTACGCTCGGATTCGCTAGCAGTCGCTCTCTGCTTGCTTAACTCGATAATCGTTTCTAGGCGAGTAGAGTAGGTCTTGTGCTCTTCCGAGACCTTTTCGACCAGTTCGATCTCTCGCTGGATCTGTTCTAATCGTTTCTCCCGTTCTTCTAAGGTCTCTTCAGCCACTGCTTAACCCCTTAGCGACGAATAGGCCAATTAATTCCAGCTTCGCGTTCAAAGCGTCGAATTGCCACATCCAGTTTGCCACGCTGCTTATACGTCATGGGGTCATCGAGCCCATATTTTTTAATATAATTCATATATCTTTTTTCGTTCACCAAAGCATCGGTAAATCGTTCCACCTCGATGCGGTTACCTCGAACTCGCACAGGGATTCGGCGACCCTTAAACATTTTAGAGAGCAGATACTCAATCCAAGCGGCGAGCACATGTAAAATGTTTTCATCCAGTTGCCCTTTGCGGGCAACTCCCAGATCAAACACATACGATTCCAACTGTTCTTCGGTTAATTTTTCCACTTGACGATGCCCTCCGCGTAGCGATACTATAAATAGTTAGGTTAAAGAATATTTAACGGGGACGATATTTGCCACCACCAGAAGATTTCGCCTTCCGATTAGCTTGTTCGCGTTGTTCGTTTTCGTCGCTCTTCTGTTTGGCTAATCGCTGGAGGAACCAACGGCGAATAACCACAGGTAAATTATAGGCTTCAAAGAAGCTCCACCCACCCCAATATTTTAGTTGAAAAAACTCTTCGTATACCGCTTGGATGTATTGGTCACTTAGGCCAAAAAAAGTCCGTGGTCAGCGGCACCTCCAATTGGGATGCGTAACCACACGCTGTACATTCGAATGCCTGCTGCATGTCTACGTTGGGAGTGATCTCACTCAATACCTCTCGGATGTACCTAGAGTCCCTAGCCGGCATCATGTTAATAAATGATGCAATATCAATAGCGTCTGGGTTTCCATTCACACTCATGATAAGTGCTCTCAGGGTGTCTGTAAGATTAGCTTCTTCATTTCTGTTTGTCCGTGCTTTTTTCAACATCTTCATTTCGTCTTTGCCCGTCAAAAAGCGGCACTCTACAGTGACCTTGGTGAAGGGAAGGAGAAGGTTGAAAGTTCCAGCTTCGGATATGGTGATGTTATGGTTCTGTAATCCTTCGTGATGATCACGGCACGGAATGTCCGACAGGTCGAAGTCATGCTCTATAGACGTCTGGCACTGCGGGCATGTCACGCTCGTGGCGTAGTTGTCTCCATATCCCGTAACCCTAGCCGCCATGATGATGGCGTTTTTATCCCCCACCAACAAAGTACTAATGTCTATCGCCTTATTAAGAATAAGGCTCTCAAGCAACCGGTCAATGGCTACACCCTTGGTCAGCAACGATTTGGAGGTCAAGATATCCTCCTCTTTCGCAGTCATATATTTTATTTCTACAGTGTCTTCCTGGTGAAGTGGGTGGCTCGGGGCATAAAACTGTCCCTTGCTCGGGAGCTTTACAAATTCGGTGGGAGCCGACCAATTAAACAAGCCGCCGCCACCAGTGTTCTCGGTGGCGACAGGCGGTATTGTATCTGTATCTTGGGGCATGAAGCCTTCTTGTTGGCCTGTTCGGTCTGCATTTCTATTCATTTATGTAACCTTTCGTTAACTTTCTCTAAAACGATTTTTATACTATGTTGTCTTTGTTGTCTTGCCGAACACTTTCAGTCCGGCGAACTTGGTGTTTTGTCCCACAGCCCCCGCTTGGCTCGGTTTGCCGAGGGTCATCTCTGCCCAATCATAAGCCAACTCCAGAGTAATTTCGTTCATCTCGTCAGAGGTGTAATCGAGACTGCCTCCAAAATCGATGCTTGCTATGGTGGGATTCTTAAGCTCCCATTCCTCCACAACTAATCCTGCTCCATCAATTTGGCTGAGCTTGAGACTGCCGATGGCTTCGGCCATACCCTTCTTGCTGAGGCTTTGCTTGGCGTCGAGGTTGGTGTCTGGGTATGTATACCCGGCAGCCCCCAGGCGATTCAAGAGTGCATAGCCTACATCAGGGTCCACAGGGTCCACGAGTGTCAGGGTGATATTATCCCAAGTAACACGACCCGGATATTTAAAGACATGATCAAGATAAGAGTGTTCTATTACCGATACTGTGACCTTTGGCTTTGTAGCTGTTTTAACAGTCCATGCCGGAATGGCATCCAAGCCGGCACCTTGGGCGGGAATCGACAACTGGAACCTATAACGTCTTTTTGGCTCTATCGAGGGCATTGCCCAAAAATCTTTCTGTACGGCCATTTTACTTTCTCTCCTCAATTATAAGTAGGATGATAGGGAACTTTTTAGTCATCAAAAGATGCTCCACTGTTCATAACCACGAAGTCAATAGCGAAGAATTCGGCAGCCCGAGTTGGCTTAACCATCAGCTTGGCGTAAATAATATTTCTATCAACTAGGTCCGGTGTGGTAGTCTTGCTGTCCAATTCAAGCCTGAAGTCGTCAATGCCGTATCGAGATTTCACGTCTTGAAGAAGTGGTCGAGCCTGAGCCGAGAAGTTGTCCCAAGTTGTTTGAACATTAGGTTCAAACAAAATCCTTGAGGCGATGTAAGAGATCTCTCGCTTCAAGTAAATCATCAAGCGGCGAACGTTAATTCGGTCTAGTGCCGAGGACGTCTGCTGAAGTGTTTTTTGTCCGAAGACCACAATCCCTTCTGCGGGGAACTTGGCGATTGGGTTAATGTTGTTTTCATAGAGGGTGTCTCTATCGTCGGAGGTATACCGAGCACTCACATCAAGAATCGGAAGTCCTGCGGCACCTTCGCTCAATCCGCCGCGTGTGAACCCAGCCGGAGCAAACCATGGTCCAGCCTTTCTATCTGTCGAGGCTAGAACTCCCAGTGCAGCTACCGAGGGTGGTACCCATATATTTCGGTTAGTATTGGTATCCCGAGCCATGAGCCACGGAACAAATGCTGCACCGTAACTGTTGTTAATGTTGCGTGCCTCAAGAGCATCCGCAGCCTGGGTGGCCGTATAATTCCGGCGAGTAGACTCGGAAGCCTTACTATCAGACCGGGGAAGGTAGACGTTAGGCAAATCAATGACTGCCAACGCATCAGCACGATCCTCTACTTGCTCCAGAAGGTAGTCCGTAACAAGTTCTTTAGTTACCCCCGGAATTGTAATGACATTAAACTGTTGACTCTCGGGATCAGCGACCATATTAATTGCCGATCTCAGAGAGAACAATTCATAACTCGTCTTCTCTGTCGCACTGTCGCTATAAGCAGCATTGCGGAAGGGGTTTTTCTCAACAACATCAAAGCCATCTGATCCGCCGTGCATCAAGGTCGTAAACCTATCAAGTCCAGCATTGAGGGAAGCGGTGTATGACCCGCTTGCTGCCGAATAACTTGTTCCGCCCGAACGCGATCCCGAAACATAGCTAAACGTGGCGTCTCCGTTTTGAACAATGTCGTCCAAAGAGAATATCCACCCTGCCTGGAGGGGACTAGTGGTGGCATTAGTGTTCGATCCGTCCGCACCATCCGCTGTGTTTCCTGCGGGGTCCAGAGCGGTACTTCCTTGATAAGTTTCAAGTCCGGAAGCGAGTCCCTTAAGGCACGACAAAACCGACGAACCGAAATTAGGATTGGTGGCCGTTCTGCCGGTCCAAGCACCCCAATACGTTCTCTTAAGAGTACGCGGGGTTCCCCAGGTAGACTTGCCACGGAGGGGGACACTGGGAAATATAATAGAGGCACTATAGCCGACGTTTTCCGGGCCTAAGTTACCGATCCCAGCAGTTGCGGTGTTGCTCCAGAGATCCCCCAAGGTAAACAGGGGAATTCCGGCGGAGCCCGTGGAAGGATATCCTCCAGGGTCGCCGAATAGCAGCGGGGTGCCGCCGTCTATCATTGATTGGGCACCTCCACCTCGCGAAGCACTAGCATAAGTTCCAAAGAGGTTGGGACCTCCTGTACCGCTGATAATGCTCACATCTCGGTATTTGGGAGCACCCCAGACACCGAAGGGAAGCAATTCAGGGTCTAGTCCGCCTCGCTCTAACTCGTCATCCACAACAACGCGAACATAATTGGAGGCATTGTCGTAGGTTCCATAAACTCTATTGCGACGATCAGTTTCGTTGTATACTTCGTACTTGTCGCCGATCACCCGAGCGATATAGTTAGACGATTCGGGGTTCAGGTTAACCTCATCATATCTTTCCAGAATACTTAGACGATTATCCGTGTCACTAATCTGACGAATCAGGACGCTAAAGCTGCCGTAACTTTGAAAATCGCCAGTGGGAGCCTTAATGTTCGAGATCGATATCTTAATATCGTTCTGAATAGACGCACCGGGGCTTAACGCTTCTAGGCGGAAAAGGCGGGTCATG